GCAACACTCAACCCAACGAACGCCGTCAATATCTAAACTTAAGTCGAACACGCTTGCACCAATCTAAAAAGTTGTGGAACGGGTCATATAGAAACATATAGCCGAACGCCGCGAAGTAGCACGTTGCAACAAACATTTGGTGACACAACCAAAGCCAAGCGCGATTCATCACAAGTCAATGCCTTCATCCAAACGCTTGAACGCTTCGGAAGGTTTCTCACCGGGACGAATAGTTGTTGAACGCGGTTCGCTGAGGGTTGCCGGGTATTTGTCCAAGATTGGACCACTGTCTTTGAACCAGTGCCACAAGTTGACCAACCCGATAATCAACCCAATCGGCAACCAACCAAGCGTTACGATGACGCCGATTTGCCAGCCATTGCGAAAGGTCAGCTTCATGATTGGCATTGCAATCAGAAAGCCGATGACCAAATAAATGATTCCAATTACTGACCAAAGCATTGTTTCATTCCTGACTTGTGACGTGGTAGCCGTTGCAAAAAATACAGTAGTAGGCGCGAAACGGTTTGTTGGGACGCGGGTCAAGCGCAATGTTTTGCAGCGCCGCCTTGGCTTCCTCTTTGTCTCTGAATCGGCTTTTGCCAGTGCACTCACGGTGCACCGCCGCGCCGTTCTTGAATGACCGTTTTGAAAGTTGGTCTTTCTTGTTTTTCTTTTTGAGTTTCTGGAATCGCGGATAGCGGTCCTCTAGGTCATGAGCGTTCATTTGGCGGTCCGACACTTCATTGCAGCAAGCAAGGCGTCCTTGCAAGCGCGGCGCTCTGTCGCAACTGGATAGGCGTCAGCGTCACAAAACGATTCGTCCAGCGTCACGGTGTTGGTTGTCCCGCCGCTGACCTTCACGTCATGGTCGCCGTCAACGTTGCAAGCCGCGCCGATAAATGCCCAAAGCAAGAACCAAAGCGCGAACACCGATAGAGGACCAATGACTTTCATACGTCACCCTTCTTTGTTGCTGGCGCGTCCAGATTGTAATTGAGGTTGAAGGTCACCCCTTTGGTGTCATCGTCCTCACCGTGGCGTTCAAGCCAGCGTTCGCGGTCACGGTTCTTTAGCCAGAAAATACAAGCGGTCGTGTCCGGCGGGAATCGTTCGCGGTATTTCTGGCTGACAACGGTCCCGTTCTTTGCATCAAAGAAAAACTTGACGCCCGGTTGCGAGTAACCAACGGCGCGTTGAAATAGCGCGGCTTCAACTAATTGGTTGGCAACGTCTTTGGCATCTTTTAAGGCGTCCAAGAAATCAGGGTGTTTTGATTTCCAGTTGCTTAGAGTTGATAGCGCAATAGAGCATTTTGCAGCGATTTGCGCGTCAGTCATGCCTGACTTTGCCATTTCCAAGATTCGCATAGCCAAGCGGTCACTGAACCCGCTAGGGCGTCCCGCTTGCTTTGGTTTTTTTGTGGCCAAGCTTCAACCCCTTCCTTGGGTTTTTTGGTTGGCAGTTTTTCGACGTGCCAAGGTCGTTGCCCGTCCCGCCTTAGAGACAAGCTGAGGTCATTTCCTTGCGACTAGTCCCGCGTCAACTTCCAGCGGGTCACTACCGTTGTTGGTGATAACGATTTGCGTTTGAACGAAAGGCCAGCCGCTTAGGGTTTCCAATTCAAACCCGTCCGCAACGATTGCGGTTGTGCTGGCGTCATGCCATTGCGGGTTTGGTTGGCCTTGTTGCGTCATTGAACCGCGTGGCAGTAGTGAAGCGTCAACCGCACCGCCGCCGGAATAGTTCAGTTCGTTTGAACCAGTGCCGTAGCTTTCAATTCCGATGAGGCTTCCGCCGCCGCCTGGAACGTCCCACAACTCAATTTGGTCAGCGTCAACAACGCCAATATAGTACGGCGTTGCTTCGGCAAGTCCTGACGGCAATGTTCCAATTTCGGTCAACGTGATTTCTTGGTCTTGCAACAAGCCGTGACCGGGAATTTTCAAGCGGTCGTTCTCAGGGTCAACTTGTCCATCGGTTCCCGATTGCGTGGTTGCAATGTTGATTCCGCCGCTATTTGAAACGGCGGCTTGCAAATCCTTGGTGTAACCGCTGGCTGGATAGTTGGCCAAAGATGACCAAACGCCGCCAACCGCCGCCGTGACACCAAACTTGTCAATGAATGACGGTGACGCTGAGAAAGACCCGCGAGCGCCGCGAAACTCCGAAGCAACTTGTTGCGCGGTTGTTGCGCCTTGCAAATCAACTTCCACCTTGTGGTCAGAATCAAGCAAGTCCCAATCAGTGTCATCACCCGGATTTGGTTCGGTGCCGCCGCCGGTCACGTTTGCCCAAAAACCCCAGCCTTGATTGTCCTCATCGTAAATAATGAGAATATCGCCGTCATTGAAAACGGCTTTGGCGCTGAACGTGTATTGTTCAATACGAATCAGACCACTATCAAAGCTGAACGAACCGCCGCCGCCGCCACTGCCAGTGAATTTTGCAAAGTATGAAACAACATTTGCGTTCGCTGAGTTGACGGCAAGCGTCATTGATTCGCCGTTTTGCAGCGTCAGCTTTTTTCTATCGCGTCCAACAAGCATGGTTCAACCCCTTCCAATCAAGGCGGCGTTCAAAACCAAATCGTCAGCCGAATTGTTTGTGATGACCAATTCGGTTTGCACGAATGGCCATTGGTTGAGTGTTTGGATTTCCTCGCCTTCCGCTGAAACCGTTGACGGTGTTGGTTCGTGAAAGAGCGGTGTTGGTTCGCCTTGCAAATACATGGAACCACGCGCTTGAACCGTGGCGTCAACGGTGCCAGCGCTTTCAAACTTGGCGTAATACTGAACCAGCGTTGAATGTTCTGACGCAATCTTGAGCGTCAAGCTTTCGCCTTGCTCTAAAACTATTGCCCGGTTGTCGAGTGAAAACATTTTTCAAACCTCAGTTGATTTTATTTTGAGCGTGGCGCTTGACTTATTCTAGCCGCTCAATGCCCCAATGGTCAAACACCGCCTTGACCGCCGCCTTGTGGCGTGGTCCGTCTTTCTTTTCTCTGTATGCTTCCGACACTTCGCGCCGAAGCTTGTCAGGCAATCGGCACCAATGAAAGCCGCAAGCCATTTGCCATTGCGCGCGTTCCCTTGTGCAACCATGGACGCCGCAAGCGGTGGCGCTTTGGCGGTTTGGCTTCATTATCCTGGCCCCAAGCTGGCAATCATTCGCTTCCGTTCTTTTTCCGCTAGCTCAAGCGCGACAACCAAACGCCGAATGATTGAGGTTGCTGAACCAACCCGGTAACCAGATTGAAGCCAATTGTTCGCTTCATTTATTAATTCTTGGTTGACGTTCATAGTCCGTTTTCCATCCAAATATCGTTGCCGAACGTTTCGCGCAAAGCTTCCTCAATGCAATCACCGCAAGCGATTAGCTTCGGTTCGTCAACTTTGACAACGGCGCAACGGTGGACGTCATCTTGGTCAATCTCTTTGTTGCAAATCATACAGTCCTCGCCTTCATAGAACCGCCGACCTAATGGCATAACGTCAACCCTTTGCAAAAATGATTGCGAGAAAAAACAAGCCGCCGATAATCAGCAACGTTATCCAAGCTGGCGACAAAACCCAAAACCAAGGCCAATCAATCACGTCAGTCAACTTGAAAACGATAAATAGAAATTGCAGTAAACCCAACCAACCCTTCGGCATGAAAAACTCCAATGAGTGAACAAGGCGGCGGGTTGTGGCCACGCCGCCTTGCAGTTACTTCAAACGTTTGCCGTTGCTCCGGCTTTGATTGAAGTGACTTTCGGTGTTTTGTTGACGGCGGTCCCGTCACCTTTGGCGCTGACTACTGCAAGTCCACCGTTGGCTTTGGCGTCCTTCATAGCTTCACGCATGACGCCGCTGGTTTCCTCGCCTTGCTTTTCGTTGGCGTCATTGTCTTTGATTCGCGTTGCAATGGCGGCGTCCTCGGCAACACGCTTTGCCAGTTCGTCGCCGTTCAAACGGTCACTGACCTTTTCAGGGTCACCGCCGATTCCGTCACTGAACAAGCCGCCGCGCGATTGCAACTCCTTCAACTCGGTAATGTCCATAGCGCGCCGCTCTTGAACCTCACCGCGATATTCAAGCCAGGTTGTCCGCGTCACCGGGTCAAAGTGTTTGGTGCAATCAACGCGCTTAGTCTCGCGTCCAGTGTTGGCGCAAGTGACCAAGCGGCGCTTGTGGCCTTCCATTTTTTTAATTTCGTCTTTGATAAATTGCGCTTCCGCTTTCAGCGATTCCTTTTTTTCCTCAATCTTGCGGTCAAGGTCGGCGGCTTCGCAAGCGGCGGCGTTGATTTCGTCTTTGGTCAGAGGAACGTCAAATTCTTGTTTGATTGGCATCGTCCAAGCTTTGACGTCTTTCGGGTTGACCTTCTTTTTGTCTTTGCACAATTCGTGCAATGACATATGTGATTGGCGTTTGTGATTTGTCCATTTGCTCTTGATAAACGTCAAGCGTGTTTCCTTGTTCGTCCATTTCAGCAAAGCCCAACTCAACGGCGTCAGGGTCGCAACCGGCTTCCTCAGCAAACTTGTGGCGGTCGGTGAAATCGGAACGCCATTTTAAATTGACCAACACTGAATCTTTGTTGGTCCGATGCAAAGACACTTGCTTTGACTCAACCAACACGTTTGATGACTTCGCTTTTTTCTTGCTCAAGGTTGTGGCCCCTAGCTTTGTAATTTTGGCTTGATTGCCAAAAAGTTATTTTTTGAAAATCACTTCACGAACTTTTATAAATTCCCAACCTGGACCCGGTTCGCCTGGCCAGCGCGCGTGGTCAACGTGAATCGGTTCGCCGTCTTTGGCGGCAACCCAAAACTCACGGCGCTTCGGCTTGCCTTGCATGACGCCCGTTGGAATCGTTGCGACGAACGCCGCCGCCCTAAAGCCGGTGACGCGGCAAGTCCGGTTTTCGGCTGGCTTGGCCAACCCGAGTGACTGCAACTCGCTGACGCGCGCCGACAGGCTTTTCAGTTTGGCCAACCCGCCTTCGCATACTCTGGTTAATTCTTGCACAGTGATTGGACCGTGAGTCCTAAGCAACTGCCAAGCTTCCAGTTGGGTCCTTGCCAGGATGCCGCTGGCGGAAAGGGCATTGTAAGCGTCCAGACTGTTTTGGTTCGTCATCCTATGACCTCATCGGGTTGCGTCGATTGTGGTTGGATTGTGCAACGTTCAGCGGCAATCAGATTCTCAACCTCGGTCACGGTGTCGGCTTTGAACAACAACACCTGACGCCGCTTGCGCGCCTTTGCATAGGAAACATAAAAAGATTCCATGCTGACTATCGCGGTTTTAAAATGACGCCAGTCAGCGCCAAGCGCCGCCGATAGCGAGTTGGTCAAATCACCAAGTTTTGGTTTCGGTCCGCCGCCGTCAACGGTGCATAGGCAATCGTCAAGAACGCTGAACGCTTTTGAAACGGCGACACTTGCCCTAGCCGCCGCCGTCCCGGCTTCTTTAAGTCTCTCAGTCTCTTTTCTCCTAGTCTCTCTATGTGCCCCGTCAGTGGCCCCGTCAGTGGCCCCGTCAGTGGCCCCGTCAGTGGCCCCGTCAGTGGCCCTATCGTCATCGCGCATGATTTGATATTTATCGTAATTGCAAACGGTTATGACCGTTCCACAGTGGCCCCTTTTCATACTCAAAATTCCGTCTTTTTCGAGCATTTGAAGCTTCCGATCTATTGTGTTCTTGCTCACGTCGAACCGTTCGGCCAACTCGTTGCGTCCGGTCGCAACCTGACCACGCTCAAGCGTAACAAGCTGACGGCGCAAAGGTTCTAGGCCACGCTCACGCCTTGCCCAAAGAACCAAGGTGCAAAGGACAATGAACGCAATTGGGTCAACGCCAACCCAACTGTTCAAAATTTTTCGGTGCAACTTGACCCAGCCGCCCGTTGGACGCGCCATGGTCAGTCTCTCGGTTTCAGTTCGTCGATTTGGTCAAGGTCAGCGGCGGTGACGCCAAGGCTGGAAAGCGCGTCCCTGAGTCGGTTCGCATATCCGATTGTCCAAATTTTTCCGTTGACAATCTTTGATAAATCGGCTGGCCAAATCGCGGCGCCAAGCTTCAAGGTTGCGCGGTGCAAGTCCATTTGAGTGATTCGGCGCTGATATAAAAATTCCAAAAGCGGCATTTTTTCCAACCATAGTGAGTATTTAAAAATCAGTTGCGGTGTCTTGTGTGTTTAGTCTAAGGTGATTCCGCCTAACCTGCAACAACTATGGAGCAAAAATGGACGTAACCCTTGAGGAGCGTAGCGTTGAGCTACATGACCCGTCACCGCCGGACGGGTCAACCGAAATTGCTTTGACAGATTTGGTTCCGGCTGATTCAGAAATCGTCCTTGAACCTATCGACTATTCCAACCTGACCACTGACCAATTGTGCGCCGAATGGCTGACGATTGGCCCCAACGATTTGCGGCGTGAAGCGAAGCTGGACGAAATCGCGCGGTGTCTCAGCGGCAAGGTTGACCGGCTGGACGAATTACACGCCAACTCCGAAGCCAACGCGGACGCGTTTGACGCCATGGCGGCGCGTTACCACAAGCGATATTGCGAACCGCTTGAGAATCGCGCGCAACAAGAGCGCAACCGCGCCAAGGGCATTGAGGACTTGTTGCTATTCGTCATGAGCAAAAACGATTTGATGGAATTGAGCGGCGCCAACGCAATCGCCAAACTCAAGAGCAATGACCACAACCCGAAAGCGATTTGGAAGCGCGAAGCGACCGCCGCCGATATGGCGAAATATGGCGAAGCGTTCGTTGAAATGATTCCGCATCGCTTCGCGTTCATTGAAAAGAATTGCAAGAAAGCGGTCATGGAAAAACAGCTAACCGATTTGGACGCATTGGAGTTGAAGCCAAAAAAATCAATCAAGTTTGAAGTTGCCGTTGAAGTGATAGCGATTCCACCGAAACAGAAAAAATTGAAAAAGGTGAAAGCATGAGAATTTGGAAGGATGCCAAGGAAGCCGATTTAAAGTTGCTGGAAATCAATGCTGGCGTTCAAGTCACGTTGGTCAACGGTGACGTGAAGGAACTGATTTTCCCGTTGCCAAATGGCAAAGCGTTACGCGTTTCTGGCGCTTGGGACAGTTGCAAAGTTGCGATTCAGCAACCGCCAACTATGGTCAAAAAATACCGCGTCACTGGCGTCCTTGCCGCCGCTGACACCGAAGTGACCAAAGACTTTGACAGTGAACGCGAAGCCGAAAGCTTTTCTGATTGCCTTGTGAACCCGAAAACCGAACCATTTGAGGTTGAAGCATGAATGACCTAGCCGTCAGAGAAAAAGAAACAGCCGTTGCGCCAGCGTCAACACAAGCCATGGTTGCAGGTGTTGAAAAAGAAATTGAAGCCGCCGTCATTATCGCTCACCGATTCCCTCGGGACCAAGGACGCGCGCTGAAAAACATTGAATCAGCTTGCACCAATACGCGCCTGGCTGAACTGGCTGAGTATTCATATCCGAAAGGCGGGACCACGGTTGAAGGACCGTCAATCAGGTTGCTTGAAGCCATTGTTCAATCTTGGGGCAATGTTCGCGGCGGCGTCAAGATAACGCATCAAACACTTGAGGAAAGCCACGCAACCGCTTGGGCTTGGGACTTGGAAACAAACGCGTATTACGCCATTGACATTATCGTTCCGCATATTCGGGACACGAAAAAAGGAAGCTATCCAATCACCGACAAGCGGGAAATTTATGAGTTAGTCGCCAACCAAGGCGCGCGCCGCTATCGCAAATGCCTGGAAACAATCATTCCACGCCATATCGTTGACGCCGCGCGTGACGCCGCCAACCAAACAATGAACAACCTTGGTGACCTCGAAACGCGCCGCGCCAAAATGATTGAAGCGTTCAAGAAAGCTGGCGTCAGTCAGGACCAAATTGAAAAGCGCCTTGGCAAAAAGATCGTTGGCGTTGGCAACGCCGAACTGACGGCAATGAACAAAATTTACAACTCATTGCGTGACGGCATGACCAAGGTTGCCGATTGGTTTGAATCAACTGACCCTGAAATGATTATCAAAGAGCAAACGGAAGGCGTGAAGGCTGACCCGGCGCAAACTTTGGCGCTGGCGCAAAAAATGTTTCACAAGGCGAGCGCTGACGCCAAGAACGCTGGCGCTGACCCGCTGGCATTGTTGCGCGCCGCGATTCCCAACCCGAAGCTGACGCAAGCGGACGTTGACAAGGCAACTGGCGCGGTTCTGACGGCATACGCTGAACTGATTGACCAATGGGTTAAGGCAAACCAACCATGAGCAAAGAACAAGCACCCGCAAAATTTGTTGAGGATGCAAAGGCGTTAGGTGTTGCGTTCAACAAGCTGGCGAAAGATTGGGGTTATGCCATGGCGCTGAACGGCGTTGCCTCAATCATTGCAGTTGCGGCATTGCAACAACCAATGCCGGGACACGCCTTGATGCAATTTTTTGGCGTTTGCACCGACAAGCTTGACGCCGCCGTTCAAGCTTCGGCAAAGATTCAAGCGGCAATGAAAGGCACCAAGCTATGAGTGAAGCGCCGCGCGGGTACAACGGATTTGCCGAGTTTGACAAGCAATCGCCAGCGGTGAAAGCGCTGACAATTTCTTTCATTGACGGCATTGACGCCATGACGATTCGAGCGGCTAGGGCATATCCTGACCTTGCCAACAACACCACTGAGTTTTATGGCGCGTTGATTTCCGCGCTGACGGACCAATTCATAAACATTTGCGCAATGACCAAGGAACCAGAAAAGTCCTTGAAAGATTTGGCGTCAACGCTGACGTCACTTCACGTTGTTCACGAAACTTTGCAACGCAAGAAAGGCATATTTTGAACACTCAGCTTATGAAAATCAGCCGCGCCGAATTCGGTTACGGCGGCTATCAGGATGCAATGGTTGGCGTCGATTTCACGTTTTCGTCGCCGGGTTGCGGTTGCGGTGACTTTTGGGGCACTTGGGCAATAGAGCGCTCTGAACACGCCAAATGGACCGAACAAAGCCGAATCGACACGCTAGGCGGCGTGGTCATGCGGCTTGCCAAGATTCTTGACCAAGCCAAAAAAAGACACGTTGGCGAATTGGTTGGCGTTCCGGTTGAAGTGACCTTTGAAGGCAACGCGCTGAAATCTTGGCGCGTGTTGACAGAGGTCATATGACCATTCAAATAGGAAACCAATTCACAGAAAACAAACCAATGCCGGGACGAACTGACCGCCGTTGCGTTTGCGTTTGGCGCGTGACTGATTATTACATTTTCTTTTTTGAAACCGCCGGGCGTTGCTATCGGAGTAGAAAGTTGCGTTCGGAATTTGAAAAACAATTCACAAAAGTTGAGGTCAACATTGGCTGACCTTGAACCAATTGACCCGGTTGACCTTGCGATTTTCACCGCTGGCGTTGTCATGGCGCTGGCAATCATTCTGGTTTTTATCTTGGGCTTTTCTTGACGTGCCGGGTGTCAAAAGATTGGACGGTGCAATGAAATAGGCCAGCTAAGGGCGCCCCCGCAAAGGCGTTTTTGGCTGGCCTAAAGTTTTGGCGCAAAACACCCGAAAAGTCTTTTGTGAGGTGAGTGAGACAGGCAACAACGGGGGGTTCTTTGATGACGGTCAAACGCAACTATCAAATCATGATTGCAGTTGGCGCGGCAAAGGGTTGTGGCCTTTATGAGGTTTGGTCAGAATCGGTCAGCAAGCCAGTTGAGTTTCAGCATATGGGTTATTTTCAAACTCGCGTTGAAGCACAAGATTGGATTGAACGCCGCGTTGAAAGTGACTGCCCAAGCAATAGCGGTCAGCTTCAAACGGTTTTCGACACAACCATGAAACCATGCGGACACGTTGCCCCGCTTGACCGGCGCCAGTGGTGTCCGATTTGCGAGCGCAAGCGCCAGGGTCATTCAATATGACGCCCATGAAACAGTGCAAAGACCAAAAATGCCGGACTATTTTTTGGTCTTTGCCCAAGTCAGCCAAGCTGAACGAACTAGGCTTTTGGTTCCAATGCCGTTGCAACTCAACCCTTTTTATCAGAACGATTGAGGTCAAATTTTGACCGCTGAACATTATAAATGGTTAGACAACGTGGCTTTTCTAAACCATATGCGAGAAACGCAAAACGAATTGAGGTCAACCGCCGCGCAAAATCAGCATGACGATGAGGCACAAACATACTGGAACGAGTTACTAGACGAACTGACCCGTAGGGGTTTCAACCTAGGAGATTTGTAATGACAATGAAAGCTGACCCAAACTTTTGCCCTTTGCCGATTAGCGCCGCCATTGACCGTTTTGTTCGTGACCGCTTGCGACCCGGCGGGTTTGTCAACGCCATTTTGGAAAATGATTTGCTCGGCGCAATCAACGCGGCTGATAGTGCCAACCTATTTTTGATTCCTCATATCGTTGCCTATATGGCTGAACATGTTCCAGCCAGCGCGAGAGGTTCAGCCGCTGAGGTTGAGGGTTGGCTGAAAGGCGGCAACAATGGCGCAAATTGAACGCGAGTTGAAAACAGAATTGGTTGCCGCGCTGGCGAGCATCACCGTCGAAACCGAAAACGATTTAGAAATGAAACTGGCCGAAGCGGTCATGGCGGTCATCACTGAACGCTCTGATTCAAAGGCGTTTCAAACGGCGTGGCGCTATGTTGTGACGCGCGGTGATGAGGCTTTCAGCGCGCGAATAATGGAACGCAACGCCAAGGTTTGTGACACGCCTTGATTCACCAAGGCGCCAGAAACCCCTTAACCCGCAAAGACCCGTGGCCACTATGGCTTCGGGTTTTTAAATAAACCCCGTCACCTTCGCGTCCGCTATCACTGCCAGTATTTCCCTCGACAGTTTGGAACCCGGAACGCGCCACGGCAATCACAATGCCAGCGTGGCCTTGCAGCGTTCCAACGTTGTTGGCGTCAACGTGTTGCCAAATCACAATGCAACCTTCATGCGGCTTGGCTAGGCGTTGTTCAACTGGCGTTTTGTTCCATACGGTCAAGCAATGTTCTGACGCGTGAAGGCGCGCTTTCGTTTCCAAGCCCAACCCCATGGCGCCGCCGAGAGTGTCAATGTAATTGACGCAAAACTGAACGAACGCCATACACCACGCTTCGCCGGTCGCCTTGCCGTCAACGGTTTGCTGGAACTTTTCGACGGCCCAACCCGCGTTGCGCGAAGTCTCACGAACGCCAACCCAACGCAAGGCTTCCAGCGCCAAAGCATTACACTTGGCGCGGCTGATTTGCGGGTATGTCATGGCGGCTGGCCTTGCGTCCGAACGAGAAAGTCAATCTTGTAGTCCATAGCTGCAAGCTTGGCTTTCACGTCAGAAAGTTGCTCGGCGACATTTTCCATTTTTTCAACGCGTTGTTGAAGCGTGTCAGCCTTGGCTTGAATAGCCGCAATCCAAAGAGCGCAACCGACAACGGCAGTGACAACCGAAGCGACCATGCCCAATGGAATGCGGGTATTCAAGTCAACAACGCTTAGCATTTGCATCGCATTTCTTTTTGAGGTTGTCGCGCAAATCAATCAGAGGACGCTTGTCCTTGAACAATTTGTAATTAGCGTGAGCGGCTTTCAGCTTCGCTTCGGCTTCCTTGCGTTCCTCTGGCGTCAGTTCTTTGAACAACGCAATGATTTCCCGAATCAGAGAAATTAGCGCCGGACCGTATTGGAACAAAAGCAAAAGCCATTGCATGATTTACTCCAAGGTTGAAGTTGGCGCCGATAGCAACTGACGAATCTTGGCTTTCTTTGCCGCCGACCAAACGCCGACAGAGGACCAAACCCGCTTGTGGTCTTTGTCCAAAACGATTGTTGTTGGATAGCTGGACACGCCAAGCGATTGGCCTAGCGCTTCGCCGTCACAATCGTTCAGAACCGGACCGTCAGCGGCGTAACGCTCAATCCAGTTGGCATAGTCGGACAACTCGCAGTCAATGGAAATTTCCAAAACTTGCGCGCGGTCGCCATGCCATTCCGTCGAAAGCGCTTTGACGTTTGGTGAGTTGTCCCGGCAATACCGGCAACCGTTGAAATAGAATTCGAGGACCATTGGCTTGCCGAGGTGAGCGGCGGTGTCATACCGACCGCCTTGGTCAGCCATATCCTGCAACGAGAAATGAACGGGTTCAGCTTGCGCCAGGGTCACGCAACCGGCCAAACCCATGGCGATGCCAACCAAGAGAAACAAACGCGCCAGATTCATGATTTTGCCCCTTTCTGGCGCCGTTTCAGAGCGGCGCGGCCCAAGATAACGAACACCTTTGGCGATTCAGCGACCAAATCGCAAAGGCAACGCAAAACTTCCTTGACTTGTGCGATTGACAAAGGCTGTTTCATGCCTTCCTTGGCGGTCACCGCCTTTGCCAAATCGTTCAGATTGTTGATTCTCATAGGCAACGCAATCTGTCGCCTAGCGTCCCGTCCGGCGCTTGGCTGTATTCAATCGCGTGGCATTGCGACCAATTGACGAAAGGCTTGCAGCTTCCGCCGGGACAACCACCGCCGTCACCGCCGTCAACGTGACCGTCATTGCCGCCGTCCACGGTTCCGCCGTCATCGTCAGACTTGCAACCGCATTCACAACCCGGTTCGCAATCGCAAGCGCCCATGGCGCAATCGTCACCGTCACAACCGTCCTCACAACAAACGGTTGGACACTCGCAATCGGTGCAAATGCAACTGCCGTCCTCGTAACACTCGCAGGTGTTACAAATGCAACCGTCCTCAGCCGGTTCGTCCGGTTGGGCTTTGCCTTGGTTGAAGTCACCGCCGCACGAAACAAGAAATAGCGCCGCCAAGGCGCAAAGAAACTTGTTCATTGCTCAACCCCTTTCTTTGCGATGGACCAAACGGAAAATGGTTCCGGCTTTCGGAATTTTCGTGGTAATGCGACCGCGCAAACCGTGGCGCACGTTCAGATAGTCACCGTCATCAATTGTTTCTTTGACGAACCAGCAACGGCGGAAAAAAATGTTATGTGGAGTTTTGTAGACGACGCGAACAAGTTTCATAGTGCCCCCCGTTGAGAGGGGCACCACAAAAGGGTGACCCTCAGTTTCTCATACACTGACTAAAGCGCTGATATTTTTCGTGGCAGCTTTCTTTAGTATATGGCACCGCTGGCGAATCAACAATACACTCAGACAACTCCAAATAGAGTTGCTGGCAATCAAGAGGTTGCGGCGGCGTGGTCGGTTCAACCTCGAAAAACAATGCCGCGTCACCGGGTTCATTGGCCAAGCGGTTGCAACCTTGTTTTGACCAAGCGAAGCCGCCAAGGCCCCAACTTGTGCCCCAACTATTTGCAATCAGAAACTCATAGCCGCCGCCGCTCGGCGCCGGACGATAACCAACCAACGTGACCATATGGTTGATTGAGCGTGAGTTACAGCCGGTAATCCGACCTTCGCCGTTTGGCGAGAAAGAACCGCCAGCGGCAACGGTCACCGCCAAGGCGCCCTTGTGATAAATGGCGGCGCGTAGGTCATCGGGCGTTGGCGCCGTTGAGCTATTGGCACCAACCATGGACCAACTCACCGGCTGGCTGGCTTTCGGCTTGTTGCAAGCATACCGGCTTGACGCGCGATAGGGGCAATCAACTTCAAGTGACTGGCCTTTCTCAACTTCATAACGCCCGTCCATAAAGCCGCCGTTGCAACCGTATGCGGTCCTGTCATTCACAAGCGTGTCTTGTTCAGCAAGGTCAAGCGCCAGCACGTTGCCAGCTTTCAGCCAAGCTGATTCATGCGCCTTGGTGCGAGCAAATGCCCAACACGAACCGCACGAACCTTGGTTGACGATTGGCGTTGTCAAACCGTGGTCACGCAAGTCATACGCTTCCGGCAACTGAGCAATTTCAGATTGCGTTGGCTTCCAATATGACGCGCCAAGCGGACCGCCTTCGCGTGGTCCAAGATAGCCGGTCGCATAGCGCCGACCTTCAATGACCGTCGAAAGGTTTGGTTCTAAGGCGGCGTCAAATGGCGCGGCGTATGCCTCACCGCAAGCGACAACCGAAAATGCAAAAGCCAAAAGAAGATTTTTGAAACGGCTCATGTTGGATATTTCCCCCGAAATTTTTGCCAAGGACACCGCTCTTGATTACGCTTGCTTGAGCGTTTTGAGCGCTTCAACCGCCGCGTTCGCGTCAATCGCCAAACCGGCAAAGTCATCAATCAGCGTGTCCAACTCAGCGGCGTCAACGTCTTTCATTTCAGAAATGACTTGTTCCGCGCCTTGCACCGCCGCCATGGTTGCTTTGATTGGCGCAAGCATATGGCGAGCGTCCAGCAAATTCAGCTTGCCGTCAGCGCAAGATTTGACAACGGCAACGCAATACGAACGACCGGCGGCAATGACTTCGCGCGTTTCTTTAATCGTACTCATGTTTTGAACCTCTGAAAAAATTGGTTGGGAAACAGAACACAAATTCTAAATCACCAAGGCGTTCCAAACAAGATGCAAAGGAAAACGAAAAATATAAGCGGCGCCGCCATGCCAGCGGCAACGAACGCAACAAATTCGTTCATTTCTTGGCTGAACATTTACGTTTGCGCGCTTTCGCTTCGGCGTGGAAAAATTCGGCGCCAACCCAAAAAAATAGTGCGGTCGCCAAGCCTAGTCCGATCATGCCAAGAGGCAACGATTGACGAACAACCGAAGCCAAAGCAAAACCAATTATTACGGCATAGGCGACCGCCAACATTATTTCTTGACCGATGACAGAGGTTTTTTCTCAGCCGGTTTGCCTTCCGGCGGGACCGGTCCAGTTGGTGCCTTTTGTGGCTGCAACACGCCAGCCTTCAAACCAAGGCGATTGAGCGCCGCAACAACCGCGTTGTGTTCTTGGCGATTGATTTGCGCCATGGAAAGGACGCGGTCAACGTGTTGGAAATCTGCCATATCTTGAGGATTGACGTTCATAGCTTGTGGCCTTTCAATTGAAGTGTCCTAAAATTATACTGGCAGCTTGACAAACTGGCCAGATAAAACAGCCAGCGCCGCTTTGAATCGCGCCATTTCCGCTGGCGTCTTTTGAACCTTTGCTTGGATTTCTTTGACGGTCGCCATCGCTTCCGCATACGTCATTGTTGTAATCATGCCATCAACCCCAAGGCGCGAACGGCGTCATACACCGCTTGCAGCATAGTTTGTTCGGTTGCTGTATATGTCCCGCCAGCGGTTGCCGCGCCGCCAGCCGGTTGAGAAATTGGCGTTGTTCCAAAGAATCCTAGGTTTCCGTCAAACATTGCCGCGCCTTCAACTTCAAGTTTGTGCGCCGTAGTGTCGGAACTGCCAGCCGTTCCGCCGATCTTGACGCCGTTTTCAAACCAGTTATAAGCCGCGTCCTCTGAGTAGAAACCAAAGTTGCGCGATGACACCGCGCCAAAAGGTTCGTGATAGTAGAAACCATACAGGTTGTTGATTGTGGTAACGCCGTTTGGAATTGGAACCGACCGGCAAATACGAACGGTGTCAATCGTTCCGCCGGTTGAAGCGCCGTCCAGGCTTAGCGCGTAGGTTGCGGCGCTCATATAGTCCAACGTGGCGCCTGTATGCGTTGTCACCACGCAAGGCAAGGCCAAGGCGCAAAAACCAAGTTGGAACGGTCCGCTTGTTGTTACGCTATTGTCCTCAAGCGTTATCAACATTGCAGTGTTGACGCCGATTGCGTCACCGTTTGCAGTGGTCACGCTATCAAGCGCCGTCATTGACGTAACCATGCCGTGAAGCGCTTGCGGGTTGCCGCCGCCGTCAACCGGGTTGGTTGCATAGAACGCGGTCAACTGGCCAATCGACAACGCGCCGCCGAACGAAATGGCGCCAGTAATTTCAACGTCACCGTCAAAATATGCGGCTTGCTTGCGTCCAGGGTTTTCGCCGTTGGCAAAGTTGGTTGGTCCAAACGCAACTTGCGGATCAAATGCCGAACCGCTGATTGTGATTGTGATAGCCGCCGCCAGCGCCGGAATTGCTTCCATTGCAGTTTTCACTTGGGTTGCCGTCGAAACGTTGTCCTCAATTTGGACGGTGATTGCTTGGCCAAGGATGGTCACAACCTCAGCGCCAGCGGTTGCGCCGGTTGTATATTCAAGCGTGTATGCGTTGTTGTCGCCAGGCGCGCTGAAAGTGAAAGTCAAATCTTGTTCTGTCAGGTCGGAAGCAACGCCAGCATAAAGCGTCACGTTGTCCATTGTTACATTGATGCCAGCGGCGTAACGCGCTGAGGAAATATCTGGGTTTACTGAAACGCCGTTCCAGTTTGATGACGGTCCCATGACGCCATAGGTTCCGCCAATCACAACGCCATAAACACCGCCAGAACCGGCAAAGTCTGTGACTGTCGGACCGAAATTGAAACCAAGCAAGTTGACGCTATCAGGAATCAACGCCAACTGAGGACCGGCATTGAATACGGTGTAACCTTCAACCATATCTGCTTGAATATTCGAGTTGTCATAAAACGCGGTGATTTGCGAACCAGCCGCCATGGTCGCGCCAGCGTTGACGCTTGGCTGAAAACCATAGCCTTGGATTGCGCCGCTGATTGTCACGTTGGCATTGAATTGGCCAAACCCGTAACAGTAACCCATGCCGTTGACGTCAATCGGGTCAGTCCCGTTGCCAACGTTGAAGTTGCTGACAATGAAATCAAGTGAACCTGTATTGCTCAACCCGTCATGGAAATAGTCCATGGTTATCATTCGCGCGGCGTTGCCGCCGGTTCCGATGTCAAAACCAGCGTCACCGGAATCAATCTCAGTTCTGAGTGACAGGTGATTCCATGTTGTTGACGGCGAATCTTCGGAAGCGTTCAGGTTGACGTTGGAATTGTGAAGCGTATTGCTTGCGGCGTCAGTTACGTTCTGAGAAAAATCAGTCCTCAAGCCGCCAGTTGTTGCGTCAACCGACCAACCTGGAACCGACCGCCCAACGCCCGAACCGTCGAAACCTGCAAACGCATAGTTGTTGCCGGTAATGCCAGTGATTGGAACGTTGCTGATTGGTGTTGATGACGTGCTAGTGATTCGTCCGAAGTTGTCGAAACTGAAACCGATAACCTCATTTGAAAGAGCACCAACGGTGTCGCCAGTTGTCACCGCAACTAGGCCAATCGTCCTATCAAGCGTCAAATCAGCCGCAACGCCGCTGAAACCTGCAATTGTCAATTCACCTGACGCGCCTGTCAGTGTTCTTGAGCTAGGAACCAAGCCAGCCAGTGAAGGAATCTGACCGAAAACGTAATCAATGCCAGCTTGGACGGTTGATTGACCCGTTACGGTTGGGTCCAAACCAATATCGCCAGCGTCAAGAACAACCGCGCCAGTTTGCGAGTTGACCGACGAAACGGCGCCGCCGCCGCCGCTGGCGGAAATTTCAATATCGTTTCCAGTTGGCGTCAGAGTGATATTTGCGCCAGCCGATATCGTCACCGCGCCCGTCAGCGTGTTGAAGCTTGTCACGCCAGCCGCCGGAATCATGCTGACTACTTCGTCAATCGCGGTTTTGACGTTGGTTGCCGTCAGTCCGCTGATTGTGTTGTCATAGCTGACCGCTGGCGCGGCAATCGCAATTGCGGTTGGCGTGACCGCCGTTACCCGTCCTTGAGCGTCAGTGGTGAAAACTGGAACGCTTGCGGCGCCGCCGTAGGTTCCCGCCGTCCCTACGTTTGGAAGCGTGAGCGTTGAACTGGCTGGATAATCAACGTTGACGCCTTCGGCCAACTGTAATGCGACAATTTCACCGTTCATGGTTCAACCTCAAGTTGAGAGTAAATCAGTTGATTCAACTTCAATCGCGTCAGCGCCTTTCAAAAGGCCAGTAATCTTGGTTCCAACCGAACCGGAACCGCCCAACACGTCAGGTGACGAAATGGTTGCATCGTCACCGAGGTTCAGCAAAGTCTGAGTATGAGCAACGCGGTGCTTATACTTAGCATAGCGGTTTTTCCTGATATTGAAAATTGCCGCCGCGCGCGCGCTGATATCGGCAAGAACATGGACGAACCTATCAACGTTGTCAGTTTCGTGAAGGTAACGCGTGACGTTTGACGTTTGCGTGACGTCAGGGTTGTCACTCAAGTCCTCATTGTAGAAAATGACTGTCTTTGCGATATCGTCATAATCAATTTCAATTTCTGTCAACTCGCCGTTGTTTTCGTCAACACTCTCGGTTGGTGACGGCGCGGCAATCAGCTTGTAGGAAACGCCGCCGCTTTCGTTGACCGTCAAATAACCAAGCGTCGATTTCAAAACCAGTTGGGCATAGTCAATATAGGTTTTGAAGTCAGTCTCTTTGGTGCCAGGAATTTGCATATAGGTGAATGCTGCAAGGTCAACGTCAGCTTGAGTGAACGTTGCGCCGACCGCCGTCAGTCCAGCATTTTCAACCATGCGTTCAAGCAAAACGCCGTGGGTCATCGGTGAGCGTTGTTGGACGGCATACCAAAGCTTATGCTGACTAGGGTTGATTCCTTTGGTCGGGACGTCAGTTGCGTCCTCCCAAATATTGCCTTCAAAGTCAGTTGCAAATGTCAGTTCAAGAAATTTGTTGCCGCCGGAAGTTGTGTTTTCGCTGACGTTGTAATCAGCGCCATACCGCAAATATAGAGTGTTCAGATAGGTTGTCGGACCATAGCGCAAGATTGCCGCAACCGCTGGCGTACTGACGCCAACCGCCGCCGTGGAAAAACTATCCTCAGGATCTTGGTCAGTGGTTGGGTCATTTTGCTGACAGGCGTTGAACAAATACAAATTGTATTCGTCGCCAGCGTCAAGCTTGACGATTGTCATCGTCCCGGCGCCGGTTGTGGTTAGGTTGATTTGCGTTCCAGCATTGGCGAGCGCTTCGGTTTTGCAAATTTCAACCAAGTTGGAATTGATGACATTGACGTAATAAACTCTCAAAGCCACCAAGCCGCCAGGCAACGTCCCGCCAGGGAAATAAACCCGGTCACCTGTCGCCATGCCATGAGCGGTCAGCGTTATCCTGTCGGTTCCAGTGTTGACGTCACCCGTCCCAAATGTTTGCGTTCCGAAATAGAAAGTCTCAGCGCGCCCAACGTGAGCACACCAAATAAATCCGTCCTCTGACCAACGGAAGGTTTCACCAACGCGGTAATTTGCATCTGACCCGGTGACCTTCACAAAGAAATCATTTTCACCGAGGTATAGAACGCGCGTCACCGATGCAAAATCATTGTGAGACATTGAAAATGAGGCAACAAAAGGCGCACGGTGCAAGCCCCAAACGCGGTTATTCGTTGGGTTGAAGCCTTTGCGGAAGCTTGTGCAAACCGCTTCATTGACTTGACCTTCCGCCAGTTCTTGAATGTTGAAAGCTGAATCACCGAAACCAAAGTTGCGAAGCTGTGAACGATATGGCGAGCTAGAACCAGTGACGAACCGGCAAGGCGTCCCGTTTTTGTTCGGGTCAACGTTTGGATAGCCAGCGTATTCAAACCGGCTTTCTTGCTCGGTGTCTCCCATATAAGCCGGAAGGCGCAAGCGGTTGAACGTGTCAGAAATTGTCAGAGTAAATTCACCAACGCGTCCGGCAATCTTGGTGACTATGCCAGTATAGATTTTCTGAATGTTGGCGAGGTCATCAACGAAATACCAAATTTCAACCGCCGCTGATTTGAAGCTATCGTTTGCGGTCAGGAAAGATTGGAACCAACTGTCACCGTTTGTGACCGTCAAGCCAATATCGGCGTAACTGAAAACGCCTTTTAGAACGTCATCAAAGAACGAACCAAAGGTTGGTGATTCAGCAAGGCGAGGTTCCCATTGTTGCTTAAGTCCGGTTGTTGTTGTTGGGTCATCGTAGGTCACCAAGCCGCTTCCAGTGCAAAGATAAACCCTATAAAAAGCGATAAAAACGGCGGTTGAAACGTTTGGCGCCGTCGAATTCACATATAGGATGCCAGCCGCTTGGTCATAGTAGAACGTTCCAAAAACGGTCGGATAGGCTGACGCTTCCGTGAGGTCAACGCCGTTCCGAGTGACACGCTTGACGGTGTATGGAATCGCAACCATGTAAACACTTCCGCCGTCCAGCGTTAGCGTTGACGTGATATTCCGCTTAGGCGTGACGCGCGCCAACATGGTTCGTTCGCTGGCTTGCCGCTCAATTTGGGTTGCGAAGGTCACGCGTAACTTCCTTTGCGTTCGGTGTAAATTTCAACCTTCACGCCGCGCCGCAAGTCATCGGCAATTGGCGTTTGGTTTGCCTCATTGACCGGGTAAGGCCAATCAAGCATGAACGCCGCATAATAATCTTGCGGTTCATAGGTGTAATTCTGGCTATCAATCGCCAGCCAATAGCGCTTGTTGTCCATGAACGGGCGCGTTGGAAAAGTAAACAGCACGTCAGCGCGCCAATTGCTGATAGGCGCGGCGCCGATTGTTTCGGCGATATCGTCAAGCCTGACCCAATCGGAACGAACAAAGAGGTTGGTGCAAGCTTGGTCATGAAAGATTGAAAACCGAAACGCGTCATCACCTGCCGCAACGCCGACCTTGAGCATTGTGGCTTTGAAATAGGCCAAACGCTCATTGCCAGCAAACTCAAAGCCGCCAGCTTCCCATAGCTCTGGCGAACCTATAATTTTCCAATATTGGTCTTTGGGAAATTGTAGGACGCTCATTTAGATTTCCTCAACCGCTGAGAAATCAATCGTATGATATTTGTACAGTTGATGTTTCACGTCAGCGCTTTCGACGGTCATATACTTGGTGAATTCGCCAACGCTATTTGAAATCAACGCGCCAGGGTCATACGAAATAAATATTGGCGTTGTTGTCCCAATCGTTTCAAACACGCGTTCCAGCTCAAGCCGGTCGCTATCAATCAGAAACTCAACCTGAGTTGACGAATAGCGATAGTAACGTGGCAAGCGCCTGGCATACCGAACGCCGCCTTCGCTTCGGAACACGCGCGATTGGTCAACAACGGTTCGTTGCAAGCCAATGTTGACGTTGCGCGTTGCCGGTGAAACGTAGTCACCAAGATAGATTTGGTTCAGCGAAAACTCAGGACCGTTCGGATTTTCGCGGTCAATGAATTCAAATTCCCAATAGCGATAGGTTGTGTTGGCAATGTCAGCAACCTCAAGATATTTGAAAATTCCCGTCCTCTCAGGGACGATTGACACGTCAACCGGCGGCGCCGTGAAAACAGGGACGTTGTTCCCTTTCAGCGAAACAGTTGCGGTGTCCGATATGCCGAAGTCCTCTGACGCGCCGCCAATCGCATGGAAGGCGCGAACCTCAATAGCCGCGCCAAGGTCAATTGTGACGCGTTCAGAGGTATGGTTGCGACGAACGTCAGCGGTCAAGCCTGACGGGTTGACGCTCACGTCAGCAACGCCAGTGAATCCGATTGTGTCCCAAATGGCGTTTGTCGTTTGCGTCAGCCGAAGCGTTGCAGGTGACGCGGAACGGTCAATGAAAAACTTGCCGGTTGCCAGTGAGTAGGTGCAAACCCAAAGCGTGGAAACTGAGTTGAGCGCCGTTTGAATTGCGGCGGCAAGCAAGGCGCCTGACGCATATGCGGCGGCTGGAATGTTGGCCGAAAGGTTTGAACCAGTGTTGATATAAATGGTTTGGTTGGCGGTTGTGATATCAAAGTTGCCGCCGGTCCGCCAGGCGCGATAACGATAACTGTCATAGGCGTTGGCCAGCGGGAAACCAGCCGCCGCGCTGGAAGCAACCGCGCTTGTGGTCGCAACCTGCAAAAAGTTGTTCTGGCAAAAGCGAATGTTACTCATGCCGTTGTCCTCAAGTTGCGCCGGTCAATGTTGACCATTTCTTTTGCGAGCGTCCGACCGTCGATTTTCAGCGTTATTTCAGAGGTTCCGCCGCCGCCGTTCGCCATGCCAGCCGCGATTTGAGCGAGCAACGCCGCGATTGTGTCAAGCTTGCCGTTGTCACCGCCGCCGTCCAGAAACTCAATCAAATCTTGGTTTGTCTTTGCCGGGACAACCCGCTCACCTGACGTCAGGCGCGCTGGAAAAGTGTCATTCGGGAAACCCGGTGGAACCTCGGTGATGCCAGTTGCCGCGCCAATGCCGGTCCCGAGAAAACCGCCGTTGCCGCCAAAGTCGAAAATGTCAGAAAAGAAATCGGCAACCTTTTGAAACCCGTCAAAGAGGACTTTTATCCAAGCTGGCGTGTTGCTGATAACCTGACCAACGGCGCTCAAGCGCGTCACCGCGCGGCTGAACTGATTGAACGGTTCTTGAAGCGGTCCAAGGATTGACCTAAAAGCTTCAATCGGCGTGTTGATAATCGCTAGGATTGTGTCACCTACGGCGGCAAGCGCTTCGGTGATTGGACCAACCGCGTTGAAAAATCCTGACGTGATTTTCTCGCCAAGGATTTGCGCGCCTTGGGAAATGAAAACCGGAATCTGAGTGATGCCAGCCGCCAGCTTCGCAACGCCTTCCTCAAAGCCGCGCCGAATCGTCCCGCCAATGTTGGTTGCCGTGAAGGCTTCGCCGAAGGACAAGCCGATTTGCTCGCCAATGGCTTTGAAAATTGCCTCACCGGCAAACGCTTTGGCCAAGGCAATGGCTATTTTGACAATGCCGCCTTCATTGATGAGAGAATCAACCAAGGCTTCAACGATGACCGGCATTGATTCGGCAATCGCGGTGATGAGGTCGGGCAAGGCTTCAACGAACGCCTTGACCATGGCTTTGTTTTCCTCTGGCCCCCGCGAAAGTTGCTCTGTGAGTGACGAAACGGCCCCGCCAATGCCCGGAAGGAAAGTGTCAGCAATTGCCCCGGCGCCTTGCGCCAAAAGCTTCCTTGCCCCCTCAGCGCCTTCCAGAACGCTGGACGTAATGCCAACCCCGATAGCCGCCGCCGTGGACGCGTTGAGGTCACCGCCCTTTATGACGAATTCAATCGGGTTTGCCGCCGCCGCTTGAATCACGGCGCGTTGGTCCTCAGCGGCTTTCTTGGCCAGTTCCTTGCCGTCCTCAACCGCCTTGGTGTTCAGCGCCAGAATCGCGGCGTTGGTTTTGTCAGCCAACTCAATCCGAAGCGCGGCGGCTTGGGCTTCCGAAAGTCCGCCGTCAATGACGTTCTTTTGAATCTTGGCTAACAGTTCCTCGCGTTTGCGAATTTCAGCGTCAATGGCTGATTCGTTCGTTTTCCGAACCTCAGCTTCAATCTTGCCAGCTTCCTCAGTTGCCTTGGCGATTGCGGCGGCGTCAGTAACGCCACGCTTGGAAGCGTCAGCGCGCGCGCCTTCAAGGTTTTTGATTGAGGTTTTTTGTTTGCCTTCGGCGTCCAGAATTCGCGTGGTCGCTTTTTCAATTCCGGTTTTGAGGTCATCACCTTTTTGGACCATGCTGACAACGCCGTCAGTGAACCCGGCGGCGGTGTCCGAAACCGATTGGTTGAAAGCGTCGAAAGATTTCTTTGCGTCCTCATCAAGAACGCCGACGAATTCCAAAAGCTTCAAGCCTTGGCCAACCATGGCGCCAATTGTGTTGGTCCAAATCGTTTGCGCAACTTGGATTGCAACACCGATGCCAGCAACGCCAGTGCCGACGAATTGCAGAACGTCAATCAAGCCTGTCAGCGCCACGCTGGCGCCAATGATTCCGTTCACAATCCAACTATTGAGCGTTTCCTGATTGTCTTTGACGAACGCTTCCAAGTCAGCAAATAGGTCGGCAACCTCGCCAATGGCGGCGGTCAGCGCCGGACTATTTACGATGACCTCACCGATTGATTCTTGGAAGTTGCCAAATGAGTTTTGCGCGCGGGTAATCGCGCCGCTGAAAGTCTCAAGCTTTGCCGCCGCCGTCCCGCCGTAACGGTCCAACACAACGCGAATTGCCTCACCGTTTTCCAGTTCGGCTTTGGTCAACCCCTTCATTGCGTCAATGGAATCGTCAAGCGGTCCAAGCGTTCCGCTTAGGGACTTGCCAAGCGTCCTGACTGACGCTTCCAGTGACTTGCCGGTGACCGCTGACAGTTCGGTTGCGGCTTTCACCAACTCGGTTGCTTGGTCATTGCTGACGCCGAAAGATTTGGCGAGCGCCAACTGATTCAAGATTACGTCATCACCGATTCCGGTTGTCGCTTCCATGACGTTGGCGAATTCAGCGAAGCCGTCAAGCGCCGCTTGGCTTGCCTCACCTGTCAGCGCTAGTTGTTGCTCAAGTCCTCGCAAGGCATCTTGTTGAGCAATCGCGGAATCAACGCCAGCTTGAAGGAAGTCAACAATTTCGCCAGCGGCAAGGAACGCAACCGCCGCGCCAATGACGCCTTTTAAAGCGCCAAATGACGCGCCGATTCCGTCACTGGATTTCTTGGCTTTGTCGGCGAATTTATCAAGGGACTTTGTTGCATCGTCAGTCTCTAATACAACCTTGCCCTTGATTTCCGTTGTCATTTTTTGGTCCTCATTTTGGCGCGGCGCTCTTGTTCTTTCGCCGTCAACTCATTCCATTTGCCGTCGATAACAATCATGCGGTCAACGTAGTAACCCGGTAACGAATCAACTGCCGTTGTGAAACCAAGCCGCGCTAACTTCCGCCGTTCCAAATAATCCACAACGTAACTTTGCAGAGGGCTAAGGTATTGGCGGTGACCGTGAAAGATTGCCGCCGTTGCGCGCCTTAGTTCTGCTTCAATTCCGGGCCGTCAGGACCAATCTCAACCTTGGCAAAAATTGCCCCTGCCAATTCCTCAATCAGCGCGTTGCAACCCTCATCACAAAGCAATTCGTCAAACGATTTGTATTTGTAACTGTCGCGGACACGCGAAATATGAATTTCTTTGACGTATTCAGGCAACATTTTGACCGCCGCGCGCGTGACGCTGACGCCAGCGCTGGAACCACTGGCCAAGATTTCGTCAGCGGCTTGCTCTTTGGTGATTTCACCGGACGCAATTCGCATGGAAATCCTAAGCATTGCTTTATCAGCGGAAGCAACCCGGTCCCGCATTTCGCAACGTTCGTCATAGGTCGGAACCCTCATGACAACATGACCGGAAAACTTTGGTTCAATGACCCGCTCGGGAGTTTCGTCCTTCGCGGGAATGGTCACCGGCTTGCAAAGTTGTGGCGTGTATTTGACTGTGAACATTGGGTTGTGGCCCCTTTCAAAAAAGTTTTCTTTACAGCATACCGAGGAACATTTCGCCAGCGCCGCCGTCACCAACGGAAGGTTCAAGCGTCATGTTCAGCGTTGCCAAACCATCGTCATTCGTAATCGTCAGTTCAATGATTTTGCACGTTGGTGCAAACGAGTAACCGCAAAAGCCAGGGTTCCAGTTGCCGCCGGTTTTCGTGCCGAAGCTGTATTGAAACCGAACGGTGTCATTCTTGCGGTAACGTGCAAACTGTTTTGCATCGTACTGATTCAAGAGTGACACAACTTGAATTTGACCTTCACGCGAAGTGATGACCGAACCGGACCGGCCAGATTCGGCGCACAAGGAACCGATTGGACGGCGACCGTTGCTTGATGTCCAGTCAATGGCTGACGCGTCAAAGCAAATGTAATCGTCCACGGTGCCAATCATGACTTCATGAAACTTTGCCGCGAGCGGGTCGCTTGCGTCATACGTTGGCGTGTATGGCGCGGCGTAACTTTGCGCGTTGTCGGCGGTGTAACCCGTTGTCGCAACCGTTCCAGTGTCATCGGCGGCGGTTGAGAAACCAAGCTTGTCACCAATTGTGTTGGCGGCGTTGGTGCCAGTGTTCCAAAGCAATTCAAGCAACGTGCCGGTTGTCTTGATTGTGTATTTGCCGGTCGTGTCCGAATAGGTCACGGTTGGCGTTTGCAGTGGGTTGGCGGCAAGCATGGCGGCTTGCAGCGTTTCAGCAACCTCATGCGGGTCTTTGTAGATTCGGACCGGAATTTGAGCGGCCCAAGTCCCGTCATCGTCCTCAAAGTCCAAATAGATATCGGTTGAAAGAATTGTGATTGGGTCAAAGTAGTACGCCAAACCTTCAAGGGAAAAGTTTGCGTTGACCAATTCGCCAGCGTTTGCCGAGTAACCGAATTCGGTCACCTTGGCGCCTGCAACCATATCGGTTGCGCCAGCGTTGCCAATGTAACGCCATACGGTCAGCGATTGGTGACCAACGTTAGCCGGTGACCAATAGACGCATTTGCCGGTATTGACGCCCGTTGCTGGCGCAACTGGCACCGCGAACGAAAGCGGGACGTTGTTTGAACTGTTACCCATGCTCACGCGAATACGCGAACCGTTGACCGGGTCCTTGATGAGCAAGCCAGCGCCGAGAGGGAAATCAGAACCGCCAGCGCCAAGAACCAATTGCGAGGTTGTGGAACCAACCGTTGTGGTCCGCTGAGTTGAGTTGACCGTTTCGTTTCCAAAGAAACCCTTTGGAATGTGGTGATAGTTCGGCGCCTGACCTTCAACGCCGCTGGCGCGTAGGTAATGCGACAGAGTGACCGGCGGGTTTTCAGCGCCCGGAATACTAGGCGCCTTGCCGATGGAAGCTTTTATTTCAGCATTCTCAAGCGAGTCACGTTGTGGCGTCATATCGAAGTCATCTTGAATGGCGATGAAATCGGCGCCGGACGCTGGCGCAACTGGAACGCCTTCGGTCACTTCCGGTTTGAACGCCACAACTGTATTGCGATATGGAATTGCGGTCATCGTTTGACACTCCTTAAGTTGTTATGTCCTCGAAATATTCAACGCTGAATTCTGACGTCAGAACCAAAAAGCGACCGGCTTGCGTTTCAGTTGTCAAAACCTCAATGCCGCCGTCAGCAACGAAAAGAATCTTTGCCTTGCGATTGGCCAACGAAACTTCACGTTCCCAATTTTTAATCAGTATGAACTGTTTTTCTAAAATCGCCTTTTGAGCGTTGCTGAAACCAGTTGTGTCAGTGTTATGAGCGGCAACCCTTTCAGTCAGGATGACGCCGAAATTACGCTCAATCGACAGTTGGCAATCAAGCTGGCGGTTGGTGTTGACCGCTGGACCGATGACCACGCCGAAGCCTGACGCCAATAGCATTGGGCTTTGAACGTCAAGCGCCAGCACGTCAGGAATCTGAAATTGAGTTGCGCCAAGCAACGCTTGAATCTCAGCGTTGACGTCATCAAAGATTTCAGAAATCTTGCTCATCTATAAATTTCGCTTTGCTCAAAGTTTCGCGCGCAAGGGTCAGCGCGTCCGCGTCCCGCCTTGTCAATTTCGTGATAACGCATGTTGATTGCCTTGGAGTATGACGCCAAAGCCGCTTTCAGTTGGTCGGCGTGACCGTTCAAGCCGCCATAAATGATTGCCGCCGTTTGGTGAATCGCGGCTTGAGTGTAAAGCGTTTCGTCCATGATTTGGTCGCGACGAACCAACACGCCGCGCGCGCGCAAGTCAGCAACGATGACCTCAGCGGCGTTCAGGTGTTGCTCACGCCAATCGTTTTTGACCACGCCAGCATTGAAAGCCAGGCGCAAGGTTGCGTTGTTCAAGTCAGGATAAAAGCCATAAAGGCCAGGGTCAGAACTGAACAACTGGCCAACATATTTGATTGCGGCGGTGCCAGTCAGTGACGCCGAAACTTTGAAGCGTGACCAATAGAGGTCATAAATTCTCAGCGTGGCGAGCGCCGGAATTCGCTTGGTGTCATCCTGGCATGACCAACCCGGCTTGTCATTGTCAGGGACAAACGAGACTTTCCCGCTCTTGGCGAGCAAGGCGCCAGCGGTTGCCGTTTCGTCCACAAGGTCAACAACCGTTTGCCACGCCGCGCCGTCCCAATACTGAACGGCGAACACCGAAGCCAGCGCGTTCGCAACGCTGATTTCAAAATGCTTGTGATTGAATGGAAATTCACTGCCGATATAAATGTAATCGTCAGCCGCCAAATCAATGACCGCAACGCCTTCTTTGTAATCGTTGACTAACGTGCTGATATCAGTCAGCGCGCCTGACTTGCTCAAGATTACTCTTTGTTTGCGGTCCAACACTTTGGCGTTTCCTTTCGGTGATTGTGGCGTGTCCCGGTCAGCTAATTGGCCACAACAAATAGTGACCGGGAATCACGTTTGACCCGCTGTTATTAACAGCGAATGAAACCAACGGTGTATTCAATGGAACCGGCGGTCAGCGCGGCGGTGCCAATGGTTTGAATGATCTTGTCGCCAGCCGCCATGATATGCGGGAAAGCCAGCACGTTTGGCGTTCCTTCAACTGGCAGCGGCGTCAGGCAAGCATTGGCAACCAAGTTGGCAACCGCGCCTTGCGTTGCGGTCAGAAACTTGGTCAGCGCGCCCGTTGGGCCAACTGCAACCGTGGCGGAACCGCCAGAGGTGCAAGCCGTTTTGACCGTGGAGTGAAAGTCCACAACCTTCACTTTGTCGGACGCGGTGAAAATGTCCAGCGCGCCAACGGCGCCAGCGTCCTTGGTGAAATCGTAGCGAACACGTTTGTATTCAACGTGGTTGCCAAACGTGTTGCCAATCGCCTCATGTTTTTTCAGTGCAGTCATGGTTAGTCGTTCCCTTCCGCGCTTTCAGGCGCATTCGTGTTTTCGGTTTCTTTTGGCTTTGGTCCACGCTTTGCCTTCGGTTCTTCAACCTCAACAATCGCGTAGTGGTGATAGCCTTGAGCATATGCCGTCACGCTCTTGACGTTTTCGACGGCATTGATTCTTTTCACCAACTCGCCAGCGTCCATAACGGAAATTGAAATGAACATGATATGTGGCCTTTCATGCAACCAAACGCGCAATTGCGTTAGGTGTTGTAAATCCGAATATGTTTCGCGGCGCCTTCAAGTCCGACCTTCGCGCCAGCAATCATTTTTGCCGACAGGACATAGCCGAATTGTTTGTTGGCGTGGAGCGAACTGATTTCAAATTCCGGTTCTTGTTGCAGAACCAGATAGAGGAAATCAGGGTGGAAAGCCAAAGCCAGTTGCGAGGTTTGGCCGGTTGGAGACAGTTGCGACATTGCCGCTGAGTTATCTTGCAGAATGTTGAAGTTGAATTTTTTCTGCAACATTTTGCCAGCGACAACCGGACGGTCATCAACGAAGTCACTGTCGGTCAGCGTTTGGCTGGACAACAGGTTGCCGTGATAAACCGGGTCAGCCAAGAGATACCAAGGGTCCATTTCTGGCCACTTTTTCTGACCGGCTTGAACGTTCAGCGCAATCAGTTGGCTTGCGTTGAAGTCCGTCACGCCAGTGTTCGACGTGGTCGGCGCGGCTGCAAGGCCATACAGATATTCGTTGAGGCTGATAATCATTGCCTCAACAAGTCCCTGGCGAATCGTTGAATCTTGGCTTTGGATTTGGCTTTGCAGCGTCACGAGGTTTTCAATTTCGTAACCGGCGCTGATAACTTGGTCGGCGACAACTTCAACTTGCTGTGTTTGAAGCTTTTGCGTGGTGAAAACGCTGGTGTCATCAACACCAACCTGACGGCGTTGCGCCGTTGGACGGATAATCTGACTGACCTTGACGCGGTCACCTTCGGCCAGAATTTGGCCTTGATATGCTCGGTTGACCAACGCGGCCAAACGGGCATTTTCCAAAAGTTGTGGAACGAAAACAGAAGACCAAAAAGCCTTCACTTGCGCGCGGACATCTTCCAATTGAGTAATCAAGGTCGGTCCCCTTTCAAAGTTGGGAACCGACCTATTCGGTTCCCGTTATTTATTTTCCCATTTCACTTCCGTCATGCGTTTTTTCTGTTCCGCATAAGGAAGCTTTTTCCATTCCTCAACGGTGAGAGTTTTTTCGGTGCCATGAACGCCGTCATCTGGCGGCAATTTCTTTGGCGTCCCGATAATTTCACCGTACTGTTTCCGAAAGTTGGAAGCGTATTTGGTTACGCTTGCCTCTGTCGGATTGCCTTCGGCGTCCACGTCAATTTCGTCCAACTCAACGAGTGAACGGAATTTCTCTGGAACCTCAGCACCAAGAACACGCCTGAAAGCCTGCATTTTGCGAACGTTTTGCAAGAGCGCTGAGTGTTCGGCAAGCTTGCGGTCCTTTTCGGCGAGTTGTTCCTTGAGTGTTTTCTCAAGGGTTTCATAATCGCCAGCCGCTTTGGCCTTCAACAATTCAGCTTCCGCTTGCTTGTCACGGAACGCTTTCAGTTCCGCTTCTTGCGCAGCGAATTTCTCTTGAAGCGCTTTCTTTTCAGAAATGACGCGTTCAGCAAACTCTCTGGACACTGTTTCGGGTTTTGGTGTCTCGGTCCCGCCGGGACCGGTGCCGCCGCCTACAGGCTTGGGCTCACCGTTTTCGTCACTTAGTCGCCGACCGAGTGAACGAAAGAAATAACCTGACTTGATAATCATTGTGGCTAACTCCAATTAGGTTAACTAAAGCCTTTGCGTTTTGCAAGGGCATCAAAACGTTGTTGAGCGCGCCGGTCCAATCGCTTGATTTCGGCGCTACTAAGGAATAGGAAGGGACGCGCTTTAGAAACCCAACCGGCAATCTTGGTGCGGTCACTACTTGGCTGAATCGTCCAAACGCCTTTGCTTTCGCGCTTGTAATTCAGCTTGTCCAGCAACTTGCCGGTGAAGGTGAGGTTGCTCATTCCGGCGCTGGTTTGCGGTGAAAGCAACCGCGAGTTGAGTTGCCGATAACGAACATATTTTCTTGAAAGTTTCTCAAGGGGTTGGCTTGAAGCGCCGTCCTTGGCAACTCCAAACCCCGCTCTTGTCCGTTCGCGGATTGCTTCAACCGCTTCCGCTGCGTAGTCACGCGCAATGCCGTCAACGCTCGCTTCAACAAAGCGCGTTACGTCATCCATCCAAGTCCGAATTTGCGCGCCCATTGTTCGTTCAGCCATTCCATCGGCCTCACTTGCTATGTTACAATCACTTCACCTTTTGGAAAAACCATGTGCTTTTTTTGGTCCCGCTCTGCAAAGAGCGGGACTATTTTTCATTCTGTTTCGTATGCGGCTAGTATTGCGTCAGCTTCCTCATCGGTCAAACCTAAAAACGGTCGCGCCTTTTTTGGATTTGGTGCGCGTCCATAACTTCCAATCTGATTGCCTTCGGCTTTGGCGTTCACTTCGCTACCGGCTTCAAAACCAATCGTCACCTTGCGACCGCTTATTTTCAGAATCTCTATTGAGTTGAGCATTTCGTCTGACAACGTCAAGTCAACGCGGCGCTGACCGCCTTTGACGTTCTTGCGATAATCGTCATTGTATTCAGGGAATCCAAACACCTTGCCGTTCTTGACGCCAAACCCGGCTTGGCTTCGGTCCTTGATAAAAACTCGAATATCATTGGCAATAGCCTCAAGGTCCTCAGCCTTGTAGCCTTCGGGCAATTCCCAAACGAATTTTTGTTGCTTAGCCATTTTTCTTTTTGACCTTCGGCGCGGCGCGGCGCTGACGGCGGTTGCCGCGAATCAATGCCTTGAGCAAATCGGCGTCAACCCGCTTGGCAACGTCCAGCTTGCGCCCGTCAGGCAAGGTGACGAACCTCGGCATTTGGTCCATTTTCATTCCGTTGGCCAAGCCACGGCGCAATTCGTCCAGGGTCAGCGTGTTATCTTTGATTTGTGGCGTTTCATTCATGCGGCTGGTTCCGGATTAGGGGTTGTGGTTGGCGCGGCTGGCGGTGCCTTTGCGGCTTTCTCAGCTTCAATTTCTGCAATCAGTTCGTCCAACTCATCGCTTGATAGCTCAACATGATATTGCGCCAAGGCGCGCTTGCGCGTGTTGAACCCTTCGGTCACTTCCGCCGCCAAGTCTTTGAGCAACTGACCACGGCGCAGCAATGGAATTTGGTCAACAAAGCGCGTCAACACCGTGGCTGTTTCTGAAACCTGAGACTTAAATTCAAAGTCAGGGTTCTTGATCCACTGAGGATTCAAGTAATGCAACACCAAGTCCCACAACTCACGTTCAGCCGCTTGCATGACTGGAATTTGGTCTTTGCGATTCTCTGACGTGTCCATTTCGTCAACGATTTTCGAAATACCAGAACTAAAGTTGGTTGCGCTGATCTCACCAATTGCACCCGGCTTGACGTCTTTCGTTTGCAGCCAGAAAGCCAACTGGTTTGCGACCAAGTTGAGAGTGTTGTTGGTGTCAGCGGTTGGCGTGAGCGTTCCAACTTGCGGTGTCTTTTGCATCGCAGGGTCAGACTTGAAAGACCAACGGGCGTTTGGCGCGTAACGGAACGAACCGTCATCAACGTCAACGGTATAGATAATGCTGAAAGACTGAAACATATTTGCAAAGTTGGCGTCAGTCAGAATCAGCGGGACAAGTGTCGCCATTTGCGCGGTGTCACTGTCTTGGATCGGCATGACGTGTTGCGGGTCTTGATTGATATAGACCATAGGAATCACGCCCAACTCGTTGACGCCTTCCGGGTTATCGGCTGGCGCGAACGCGCTTGTCACGTCATCGCCATCCGAAGTGAAGTAACCGAATTCGTCTTTCTCAATGACGTAATACAGTTTTGTTTTCTTGCCTTGAACGTCAACGGTGCCTTTGCAAATGATAAACCCGGTCGCTTTTTCCGGTTCATTCTTGCTTGTTGAATAGGCAATGAACGAGTGAGAGGGAATGACGCGCAATGATGGAATTGGTTTGCCGGTGACCATGGACAAATAAGGTTGGATCAAAGCGCGCTTGGTGAGGTTGACGAACTGGCAAGCAATGGTCATCACTTGGTCCGGTCGCATTTGTTCTTGATAGAACTGCAATGCTGTTTCGTCAGCTTCCTCAGTGTTGGTGTTTTCAACTGACCGCGCCACGCCGCCAGCGTAAAGGCGTGACAACTTGTTGATAATCTTTTGCAGCACGTTGATTGGCGGAATCCGTTTCTCAGCAATCTTTGCCGATTGTCCGCTCATTTGCTCATACAAAGCTTTGATGACGAATTGAAGCAACGCGCCTTTGTAAATCAAATAAAGCTTGTGGTCATACTCAAGGTGTTCCCGATATTCGGCAACCTTGGATTGCAAGAATTTTATCTTCGCAGGTGACAACGCCATTTAAATTCCCTTTCAAAAATTACATTTCAGTTGTGCCGCCAGCCTTGCGGTTGAACCAAATAGTGTTTGCGTGAAGCGCGTAACCCAATGCCGTTGTGCAATGCTGATAGGCAAAGCTATCGTTCTCGCAAAGGACCGCGCCTTTTTTCAATTCTGTCAATCGTAAGCCTTGGTCAATTGTAAAGGCGTCCTTGTAAACAAACAAGCGGCGTTCGCCAAGCGAGTTGCAGCAATAGGCGTTCACAAGGTTGTGGCGGTTTCTGATTGGCGGGTTGCTGACGGGAACCCAAAACTTGAACTGAATCGCCTTGCCTGCTTTGGTCTTGTAGTTGGCAAAGAATTTTTTGACGATATCCCAATCAGATTGGTTGTTGCGGGTGTCCTTGTGCATACCGGAAGCGTCACCGCAAACAATGAAATGAGGCACGTCAAGGTCAAGGATTCCTTTTTCAGCCAGTTCGTCGCAACTCTGACCCGTCCTCATGCCTTCAACGATGACTTGGTTGAACCAATGATATTCGTCATCAATGAACTGACCAACGATGACGCTGAGGGGTTTGTTCTTGCCTATGTTGAAGTCCCAAGAAATATAAACCGGGTGACGCTTGTCGATTTCATAGGGACGATTGCGGAAGTTGAACGCGCTGGCATAGGCATAGTAAACACCGTCCGCGCTGATATCCAACCATTCACCGCCCAAGTCACGGCGAGCGCGCCGGGCGTCCATGCTCTTGTAAAGACCACGAATATAAATCGGGTCCAGAAAAATATTATCTTCGGTGCGCGAGTAGAAAACGCGGCGGGTTTCGTGTTGCTTGCCGCCGCTATTGGGTTCAATGAAATAGCTATAAAGCCAGTGCTTCGGCGAATCGGGGTTAGTCGCCACAATCATGACGTTTTCTTTGACGCCCGGAACGCGCCTCAACCGCTTGCCTAATTCAATGAACGCTTCCTTGTCTTGTTCGTCGTTTTCCGTTCCCTCATCAATGATGACCATGCTGTATGGTTTTGAACGAAACTTTTTATATTTGCGGTCCGCCCAACTCAAGCAACGAATCATGCTCTTGTTGGCAAAGCGAATTGTCCCGCGTGTCTCGTTGACCCAATAGTCAACGCCGCGCCTCAATCCGTGACGGTTGCCGTCATCGTCAAAGTATTCCTCTATATGGTCCAGAATCTCTTGCCATAGCGTGTCACGCAAGTCCGGCATTGACCGGCGACCAATACCGCACCGCGCTTTAGGATTTTCCAGGCAATGAGTGACGGCAAGGTGAGCGAGCAACTTTGACTTGGCCGAACCGACCGCGCCGCTCAAAAGAATTTCTAGGTTGCCGGTTGTGTAATCAAAGTCACGGCGAACCAAGCGAAGGCAAGCGCGTTGTTGAGGTATGGCGTCAGGACAAAAGTGTTGAAGCGCGCCGTTGAACTGGCGGGACAATTCCCAAGCCTTCGGCAACGCTTCGGCGGCGCTCACTCAGTTAATTCCGTTCATAGGTAGCAACGCCGTTGTCAACCATGTTGCAGGTTGCATACTTGATTGATTCCAAGTCACGACAAGCTTGCATCAATAGCAACGTGTCAATGTTCGCCATTCCCGACAAACTATAAAGGTCATCGTCAAGTATGCGTCGAACGGCGGCGTCAAATTCCGCTCTGACGGTTATGATTGGCAAGTCAACGTTTGGTTCTTGTGGCGTGTTGCTCATTTGCGGTCCCGCCGTGGCTTGCGTGGTTCGCGCTGGCGTCCTTGCTCACGCAACACTGGCGGGTTACGGTCCATATCCCACCAACTCTCTTGACCGCACGTTGCACAATCAAAGAGCGACCCGCGCAAGCCGTCACGCTTCCAAACACCGACTTCAACCAAGTTGGTGACGTATGACGGTTTTCCTTCGGGTTGCTGATAACAACCAACGGTCGGGCAAGGCGCGTATTTGTCTTTGAAACTATCCAACCTCTCAGCGCGCTTCCATGAGCGCCGAACCATGAGGAACATACAAAGCCCAAACACCAACGCGCCAATGATCCAAAATAGCGTCATGCTGTTTTCCTTTTCCAACTGACAGGTTTTATTACGTCACCCCAACATAGGTTGACGCATTGCGCGTAACGGTGAATTGAGAAACCCCAACGTTCAATGACAACGCGCTTGTTCATTGGTCGCCACGCTGGCCCAACGCGAATGAACAAGCCGAATAGGTCAAGTAACGTCCCGCTTGGAAGCAAGCAAAGCGCCAGCGAGAGGCGCAAGCCGCAACACTCAACCCAACGAACGCCGTCAATATCTAAACTTAAGTCGAACACGCTTGCACCAATCTAAAAAGTTGTGGAACGGGTCATATAGAAACATATAGCCGAACGCCGCGAAGTAGCA